TATCTGTTTCGTCAAAGTGCATTTCTAATGTTCCAGAGAATGAAGTTCGACCAGCAACAAATGATTTAGTAGCATCTGTTAAAGCTGTATCTTCTACAACATCTCCTGTAGTTTCAAGTGTGAATGATGTTAGTTCCCCAACACCAGTTCCACCAGCAGTAACTACGCCTTCTTTTCCGTGATGTGTTGCCATTTTTTGTCCTTGTTTGATTTAGTTTGTTTGTTTTCTTTTTCTTGCTTATAGCCTAAACTTATAAAATGTTCAAGATTAGATTCATTAATAACTATCTCTGAATTACCTTTATATAATTTAATGTCTTTAGCCATAAGTCCTTTTATTATCTTTCATCTTCTTCGTCAATATCTTCTTCATCTTCTTCAAAATCTTCGTCATCTAAATCTTCTTCCCACTCTTGACTTTCATCTTCTTGGTTTTCTTTTAATTCAGCCAATAAGTCTTTTACTTCTTCACATAACATAGACTCTTTATCGTGTAATTTTTCTATTTGGTCTATTTTCTTTTCTATTCTATTTATAATTTTAGTTGTCATTTATTCTCCTATGGTGTTCCAGCTTGATATTCGTACATACATCTAATAGTCATTCTTATTCCACCAACAGGAAATAAAGAACCCTCGTCAGTTTCTACTTGTATAACTTCTGAATCAAGTGCATTACCACTTCGAGTAATATCAGTTTCTATTGCAGTTTCAATAGCTGTAATTAATTCATTTCTTTTTGTATCTATATTGGCCTCTGCACCTTTAACAAAACCTAGTATAACAAAATCAATAGTACCATGCCTAGTTTTAGCACCACTTCCTAATTCAGAGTCATCTCTATTTTCTTCTGATGTTTGTACTATTACTGCTGGATATTGTTTATCTGATAATTCGTCTAATAAAAAAGGTTGTCTAGTTGCTTTTATAATATCTGGGCTAGATATAGCAGATATAACTGACAATAAATTAGATGCTATGTTTTCTCTTACACTCATATTCTAAACTTTCTTAATTCTTTTTCTACAAATCTGTTGAATTGCTTACTTATAATCTTTTCTGTTCTATTGTTAAAGCCAAAAAATTCTCTTTTATTTTTTCCTAATACCTGATTAAATACTGCTCTTTGCCTCATCTGTGAATTTGTAAAATTTACTGAAACTTTATGCTTTCCTGTTTTTTTTACTGAACCTGATGGAGTTAAACTACCTAACATTCGACCAGAATAAAATAAATCTACATTTGTTGATTTACCCTCTTTGTTTAATTTTTTTAAATAACCAGAACTATAAGGTGCAAAAGGCCTATCATTAAAATCAATACCTTTTTGTGTTTTAGTTCTTATTATATCTACTAATTGGAATCCAGCTTGTTTAACACCTTTATCAATAACTCTTGATAATACTGATTGGAATTTTTTAAATTTTTGAGATACTTGTTTTTGATTAGATGTAATCTTTAATGTTACAGCCATTATCTAGTCAATCTTCTAAATCCATGTAAAGGTTCTCTCTCGTTAGATACAATAGTTCCATCTGCATCTACATCATATTCTACACCATCTTCTAATATCATTCTCCATTCGATATTATATTGGCTCATGTAATATTCTTGCATTCTTTCAAATCTATCTTTTTCTGTTTCTGGTCTAAATTTAGTTAATGCTGGTAAATAGAATCTTCCAAGAAATAGATAAACACCAGCTCTTTCAAACTGATCTAAATTAACTTTTGTATTAACCATTTCAGCAGTATTTAAAACTGTAATATCTGTGAATATGTTTGTTTTATATACAGGCCACCATTCTACTCTTAATGCTCTAAAAATATCGTTAGTAGTTTGTGCTAGAAAATTAGTTGTTTCTGTAGCTGTTGTAGATATACCAAAATCAAACGCATCTGGTTGGTATTTTAAAACATCTGATGTAGTAATAACATCTGCACCCGTATAATTAGCCATAATTTACTTCCAAATTAGATAAATTATTAAAATAGCTAAAGGGATTGAATACATTGGATTATTTTTAGATTTAATCCAAACCCATTTTGACCATTTTTTTAATTTAAATTTAATTAATTGATTCATCTTTTTTCTTTCTTGCTTTTCTTTTCTTCGGTTTAAGAGGTACTACTTTTGTTTCATTTTCAAAAGTTTGATCTACTTCTTTAATATTTTCTTTTACATCATCTGATGCAACTTTAAAACCTCTAAAATCATACATAGATTTATTAGTTTCATAGTCTAACTGACTTCTAGTGATTGTTTTGTTACCTCTTTTTAAAGTAACCATCTTTTCATTTGATAATACTAATTTAACCATTTTATTCTCCTAAGTTAGTTGCGAGGGCAGTTGCCCACCCTCACAAAGTATCCAATTATTATTGGATTGATGAATCACTATGGAACTCAACACCATATGAATCATGGATTTCTCCAACACCATATACTGAAGTAGCCACAATCTCGTCTGCTCTAAGAGAAGCATCTCTTTGAGTTTCGATTTTAACATCTTCCATCATAGCTATAGCTAATGCGTCTTTATGGAACGCACCACCTTTGTAATCTCCAGCAGTTCCTGTGTTTGCTATATTTGAAGTTTCAAATACAGGCATACCAGCTAATCTACCAACAAAGCCTGATCTTAGTGCTTCGTTTGCTAAATCATTTGCATTTGCGTTTGCAAAAGTATTAGTCAAACCAGCTTTTAGATCATAAGCAATTTTAGGGTGTAACACTACTGCACACTCATCTACGTTAAGAGCATTTGCTCTTAAAGTTGATAGTGCTTGGAAGATTATAGCAGATGAAATAACTGCTGAACCATCTCCAATTACACTTGAAAAGCCATCAAACAATGCAGTTAAATCTGCGTCTTGTTTTCTTGCTAGTGCTTCTCCAAACAATTTACCAATATCTCCAGCAACATTTCTTGGTGCTGAATTTCTTGCTAAGTCAGTTAGAGTAGTCATAACACCAACCTCTGATGCAGTAATAGTTACTGAACTAGGGTTGATTGCTGTATTAGATAAATCAGTTGCTTCTGCTACTGCTGATGCTGATACATTTGCATAAACAGGAACTTCAACTGCTTTACCACCACCCGTGATAGCATAGTTTTTAACTAAGTTTCTCATGATGGATTTTTCAGAAGCTACGAATTGTGCTTCTGCTACTATCTCTGTGTATAGTTCCGATAGTGTAGAACTTGTACTTTCGTTTGCCATGTTATTACCTATTAAGTTTATTTATTATTTAAATTAGTCTCAACAGCCCCTGAATCTCGTTTCTTCCTATATTCTGAATAGGCTTTACGATCTTCTGGTTTTGTTAAGTCCAAGTCCTGTAGATTAAAAGGTTTAACAGTTTTACCACCAATAGCACTCTGGCTTCCTGAACCTGACAATGACCCTTGACGGAAATGTGGGTTGCTATCTAAAAACTCCTTAACTCGATCTTCGATTGTAAGAAGCTCTCCACTTGAGTTATATCGTACATTAGAATTATTATCAACTACTTCTATTCTACCATCATCATTGTACTTAACTTCGCTTTTTAACAAAGCTACTACTTGCTGTGCGTTGATAGATTTTTCTTTGTTAGCAATAGATAAAATAGAATTATCAACTTTTTCTTTTTTGATTTGATCTTTTACCTTTTGTAACTCTGAATCTTTTTCAGATAATCTTTCTTGCATGATCTTTTCAATATCAGCTTTAGATTTAGCTTCTTTTAATTGTTGTTCTTTTAAAAGTTCAGCTTTCTGGCTTTCTTCTTCTTGAAGTTTTTTCTCATACTTATTCTTTTCTGCTTCAAGTCTTGATTTGATTATGTTGTCTAATTGTTCTTGAGTGAAAGTATTTTGTTTTGTTTCTTCTACTTTTACTTCTTCTTTAGTTTCAGTTGCCACTTCTGGTGCAACGTTTGTTTGTTCTTCGGACATTGTTTTCTCCTAGTTATATTATTAGTTCGCCTTTGCTGTCATACCAATCAGGATTGACATAAGACCATTGATGACGACAATTATAACCACCTCGAACTATTAAAGGGTTGCCAGATTTTTTACCTTTCCAACTCCTACTTGTCCAAAGTGAATTGACTTCATCAACTGTGAAAAGTCCACTTTTCCTCTTGTTATATACTCCATTAATTATATTTCTGCAATGATCTCTAGTCGTGGGTATTACATCTCCATAATATTTAACAAAAGTTAAACCAGCATCTTGGGATTTGTTAAAATTTAAGGTTGCATCAAAATCTCTTAATGAGTCGTTTAGTATTTGACCAGCATATCTTTTCATGTTTTCTCCAGCCCTATCTCTTGCAAACTTAGATTGTAGAGTTTGTATAGACTTATCAACTACTGCTTGTTTAGACTCATCAAACTTATTCTCGTTTATATAATTCACTAATCTTTGGATTTCAGGGTCATCTGAACTTGCATATATTCCATTTATAGTTTGTCTTAATTCTTTTTCTAATACTGCAAACTCACTACCAACTAATGTATTTTGATAAACCTTTTCTGATAGTCGTCTTGTAAATGTATTAGATACATCTTTAAACTGTGTAAAATATTGTTGCTTTAGATTTTTAACTAATGCTAGATCGCCTTTTGTAAGTTCTTGAAACTCTACAGGAATATTACCAATTCTTTTAAATGCTTTTTCTATTCGTTTAGCTTGTTTATTAAAACCCTCTCTAACAACTGTATCTGACCATTTAAGATATTCTCTTTCCAAAATAGCTTTTATCTGTG